TATTTAATCAAGCTGATGATGTAGTAACAGGAGCACCTAGCAGAGTAACTTATGCAATGTGGTCAAATAATGTTTCAATATTACAGACATTCTTTACAGCTAGTCAAGGCCCACCAACATCAACAAATGATGCAAGATACTACTATGACATCTATGGTGCAGGCGGTGCTGATTCTGCAAGTGCTCAAGTTGAACTTTCAATTGCTTATGGTCACGTTTCAGGAAGTGGTTCAATAACTACAGACAAAGACAATCCAACAAAAGCTGTTTATGGACAATTTAGAAATTTATTGTTAGATAATCCGCGCAGCAGATTTGTATTGAATGGAGCACCCTTAAATGACTTCTTTGCTATTACAATTAAAAGAGCTAATTTAAAACAAAAGCTTGATGCTGGAAACTGGGAATTACATTTATCAGATGTTGATGGCAAAGAAATTAAATTAATTGATGATAGTGGAGATTCTCAAGATGTTTCTACAGATAGAATAGGTAGAGTTTTAAATGTTGTTAGTGGAACAATAGATTCTGGTATATTGGCAGTTAGTTCATCAAACTATCATGGACTGTGTTATCCTGATTATGGCATTATAATTTTGTCACCTCACATATTGACTCAATCTATAGGCTGGGATTATGACACAGGTTCAGATGCTTACAAAGATCAGGCAGGTAAATTTTTCTATATGTTATCACAATCTTCTTATTTTGCTGCAAGATCTGAAGAACTTATTTCATCAACTCATTATTTTGTAAGAGTCAAAAATAAAAATTACAATTATAGCACAAATCCGACATTTTATTCAGCATCAGATGGAACATTAATAAAATCAAGTTTTGCAAATGATCCACACGTATACATAACTTCTGTTGGATTATATAACAACAACAATGAGTTAGTTGCAGTTGCGAAATTAAGTCAACCTGTTGCTAAGAGTTTTGAGAGGGAAGCGCTTCTCAAAGTGAGATTGGACTTTTGATTAAGAATATTTTATGAAAATTTGTTTAGAATATGATAAAAAATTAAAAATCTTCTATATTTATTTATAGGAGATTTTTTTATGAGTAAAAATATACAATGTAAAATATGTAATGATATTTGTGATACAAACCATTTTTGGTCTCATTTAAGAAAGCATAATATAAAATATCAAGACTATATTCAACAAAATTTAGAACAATTTCCTCAACATATAAAGAAAAAATGTAAAGAATGTGGAAAAGAAATTTATATAAATGATATTTGTAATGAATGCACATTAAAGCACAAAGGAATTGTTTGTAGAATATGCAATAAAATAATCAGAGAAAGAAAAGGTTTTAATGTCCATTTAAGAGCACATAAAATAAAATTTTTAGATTATGTAGAAAAAAATAGAGAGCAATTTCCAAATTGGATAAATTGTAAAATTTGTGGTAAATTAACAAAACAAAAATCTACTTGTTCAAGAAAATGTGACAAAGAATATAGAAAGACTGTTATTTGTTCAGGAGAAAATCATCCATCATTTGGAAAACATTTATCAAAGCAACATAAAAACAAAATATCTGTTAAAAACAAAAAATGGCTATCAAATAAAGAAAATCATCCATTTTTCGGTAAACATTTATCTGAGCAACATAAAAATAAAATATCTAAAACAAGAAGAGAGAAAAAATTAGCAGCTGGTAAAAACAATGGTATGTTCGGCAAAACACACACTCCAGAAACTATAAAGAAAATTTTTTCTTATCGAAAAATGAATTCAATTGAGAAAAAAGTTGCTAATTTTTTGAATAAAAAGAATATTGATTATCATTTTCAATTCTTTATAAATGAAAAAGGTGTTGGCAAATCATACGACTTTAAAATAAAAGATAGACCTTTAATTATAGAAATTGATGGAGATTTTTGGCATGGTGGCCCTGGTGTTAAAAAATATTGGAAAGATGTTGAAAAAGTAAAACAAAATGATTTATTAAAAGAACAATTAGCAGAAAGTAAAGGTTATAAAGTGATTAGATTTTGGCAAAGTGAATTACAAAAAGACATAAATATTATTTCACAATATTTATAGTTTTAAGGAGAAAAAATTGTTTAAGCCTCTTCAATATGGAGATATATCTACAAGAAAGTTCAAAGTGTATCGAAATTGGGCTGTTGATCAGACAACTACTGGCAGCTATAATATGTTTGTGCAGTATGGTGTGTCTGGTAGTGGAATTTTTAATTCAGAATCAGATGCAAAAAATGCTGACGGTTCATATAAAAGATTAATTTGGGCATCAGTTCAACATCTATATTTTCCAACATCAAGCTTACGTCAAATTCTTAGTCCAAAGGCATATACTAGAAATTTTATTGATATAGATAAACTACCATTAATAACTAGAAGTTTAGATGAAACAGGAATTGCTGTTCTTAATATTCCTGTTAAAGTTTATGGTGAAGAAATAAAGCCCAATTCAATTTTATTAGTGACAGGTTCAACAGTTGTTCAAGATGACGGAAACTATAATCTATTTATCAGTGGTTCAAGTCCAAAAGCAAATATAGGAAATGTATTTTATCAGTATGGACAATTGATAATTACAAGTCAAAGTTACACTTGCTCTTTTGATGTATTTGATTTGAGTTTCAAAAGCACACATGAAATTTATGAAAAAGAAATCTTTTGTGAAGTTGGAAACTCAGAATTTAATTATTCTGTCAATCCCACAGCATACAATACTGACAACATTCATTACATTCCAATATTTTCATCTTCAATTGTTCAACCGTATGTTACTCAAATCGGTTTGTATAATGATCAAAATGAATTGTTGGTCGTTGGAAAATTGCCAAGGCCTTATAGACAATTAGATGAATTAGATACAACATTTGTATTGAGGTTTGATTTATAATGAAAATATCTTGGAAAAAATATAATTTAAATGAAATGCCCGTTTATTTAACTAAGCATGCTGATGATAGATCAAAATTTAGAGACAATCGGCCTGTAAACATTTCAAAGTCTAGAATAGAAAATATAATTAATAAAGCCGAAAATTATATTATGAATTTAAAAGATAAATTCAATCATTTTGTAATTAAAACTCAAAATTCTTTAAATATTGTCGGAGAATTAGTAAAAGAAAAAAACGAATGGGTTTTTGATGTTATAACAATAATGATAAAAGATAAATTTTTTCCAAAACACTCAACAGATAAAGTAATTTATGTAAACGAGGTAAAAAATATGAAAAAAATAACATTAAAATCTTTGATAAAAGAAGATATAAATATAGACGATTTATATAAACAAACTGTAGATTATTTAGAATCTAAACTAAACAATGAACATTATAAAAAATATATTTATGCTAATGGTAACGGTACAACTTTTACAAAAAGAGATAATGTATTTGATAATCGATTTTCAGTAATAAAATATCCACCCGTAGATGGATTATTATTAAAATTTGTTGCAAAAGTCATAATAAAATCTGTAAGTCTAGCTGATCCCAGAGCTGCATATCAAACAACTAGTGCAAGAAGCGTTCAACATAAAAAAATATCTATTGATAAAGACGTCAATGATATTAATAAAGCCAAAAAAGAAATAGACAAATTTATTGAAAGAATAAGCAAGATAAATAGTTATAATGATAAACACGATAGTAAATTTTAAGAGGTATTAATGAAAACAAGATCAGCCAAGAATAAAGGAAAACGATTGCAAAAAGAAGTTCAAAAATTATTATTAGAAGCCACTCACAAATTTGGTCTGGTAGATGGCGATATTCAAAATACAATAATGGGTGAATCGGGTAGAGACATTAAATTGTCACCTGCTGCAGAAAAAATAATTCCATTTGATATTGAATGCAAGAACCAAGAAAATATTCAAATATGGTCGGCAATACAGCAAGCTCAAGATAATACAAAAGAGGGTCGAATTCCTTTGCTTGTATTTAGAAAAAATAATACAAAAGCTTATGCTGTAATTGAATTTGACAAGCTTATCAAACTATTATATGAGAATTAATCCTTATATTTATAGTTAAAAATAAGTTATGATAAAACTACAAGTCGTTAATCTATTAGAAAAAGCACTAAATCAAAAAGGCAAAGTGATCAACTCTAACAATGTTGATTTCTGGTGCCCTGTTTGTAAGAGAGAATTTCATAAGAAAAAACTAACAGTTTGCTTAAATGATGAGTCACCCAAATTTGGTTGGTGGAGATGCTGGATATGTAAAGATGAAAATGGAATGAGTGGGCGCAACCTGATTAAATTGTTGAAAAAACTTCATGTTCACAAAAAATATATTTATGATTTATCTAAAATTTTAAATGTTTCCTATAAAGATATAGATGACATTTTTGATGAAAAGAGAAAAATTAATAAAAGCATTGTTGAATTGCCAACAGAATTTATTTCATTAGCTGAAAAAAGAAGAACAGCTTCCTTTGAAAAAGCATATAATTATATTGCAAATAGAAACATTAGTGATATTGAAATAAGAAGATATAATATAGGTTATTGTGAATCTGGAAAGTATGCTAATCGCATTATAATTCCATCTTATGATATAAATGGAGTTATCAATTACTTTGTTGCAAGAAGTTTTGATGACAATTGGTTTCCAAAATATAAGAACCCTCCTTTGCCTAACAATGAGTCTGTAATATTTTTTGATATCTTTATTAATTGGGAAATGCCAGTTATTTTAGTTGAGGGTGTGTTTGATGCGATTGCAGCTAAAAGAAATGCAATCCCATTATTGGGAACAAACATAACTCATGCTTTACATCAAAAATTGATTGACAGAGATGTTAATGACTTAGTAATTGCACTTGATCAAGATGCAATAAAGACATCTTTCAAATATGTAGAAAAATTTGTTGCAGAAGGAATCAACATAAAATTTATGAATTTAAATCATAAGGATCCCAGTGAAATGGGATTCAAAGAGTTCATAAATAACTATTATAAATCAGGCGATGTTGATTTCGAAAACTTAATAAAAATAAAATTGGGAATGTAATTTTTCATATTGCAGATATACATAGTTTCTAATTTTTGTATATTTATTAATATGAAAACAAGAGATGAAAAATATTATCAAACAACAAGTTGTTTGTTTTGTGGGAAAGAAATTTATGATTTAATAGTAAAAAATAGAAAATATTGTTGTGTTTCTCATCAATCAAAGCACAAATTTATATTAAATCCTGTTTTAAAAAATGTTTCATCAAAAAACGGCAAAAAAGCAATGAAAACAATCAATAATGATGGTAGAGCTTTTAGAATGAAAAAGGGATTTTGGGATGATGAACACAAGAAAAAAATAAGTAGAATTATGAAAAATAAAAAGGTTTCTAATGCTACAAAAGAAAAAATTAAAAAACATCATTGGTCAAGAAATGAAAAAAAAAGAAAAGTTATAATTGAAAATCAATCTAAATTGATTGCTGAAAAAATTTTAAATGGTGACTATAACAAGCAAAATAAAAATTTTAAAACAGGATATTATTTTTCTATAAAATCAAAGATGTATGAATATTATTCAAGTTCATATGAGTTATCTCGAATGAAAGAATTAGATTTTGATGACAGTGTTAGAACATGGACTAAAAAACATGGCATAAAAATTCAATATATATATGATGGAAATGTTCATAATTATTTACCAGATTTTTTAATTGAAACCAAAAAAGGTGACAAAATTTTAGAAGAAGTTAAAGGTTGGGTAAGCAATAAGCACAATTTTGAATTGAAAAATAAATCAGCAATAGAATTTTGCAATAAAAACAATATTAAATTTCAAGTAAATTTTTATCAAAGGAAGCAAGTTATTGAATATTAGAAAATTAGAAACAACAATAAAAAATGTTGATCAGATTGTACACATTGCCGATATACACATAAGGCCATATAAAAGACACGAAGAATATTTAGAAGTGTTTGAAAGGTTATATGATTCAATTTCAAAAAGGGCTTCTCAAAATTCTCTTATTGTTTTGGCGGGCGATATTGTTCATGCAAAAACAGAAATGACTCCAGAACTAATTGTCATGGTGTCAGATTTATTTTCAAGATTAAATGCAATTTGCTCTGTCATTCTAATACCAGGGAACCATGATGCAAACCTTAATAACATAAACAGACTAGATGCTTTATCTCCAATTGTAGACAATTTAGACTTAAAAAACTTTTATTATCTTAAACATAGTGGCTTATATGATTTTGCTGACTTAACATTTTCTCACATGTCAGTATTTGATAAAGTTTCTGAATACATAAAGGCAAACGAATTTCAAGCAACATTTAAAATTGCTTTATTCCATGGTGTTGTTGACGATGCAATAAATGATTTGGGTTATAGATTGTCAAAGGGAGAAATAAGCAAGTCTATTTTTGAGGGTTTTAATTTGGTGTTGCTTGGTGACATACACAAACATCAATTTTTGGATGAAAATATTGCATACCCAGGCAGTTTGATTCAACAAAATCACGGTGAATCATTGAACAAAGGGTATTTGGTTTGGGATCTGATTAATAAAAAATCTGAGTTTATTAATGTAAATAATGACTATGGTTATTTAACAGTCGAAGTTAAAGATAAAGTTATACCACAAATTGATGTTCCTGAAAAATGTAGATTGAGATTGCAAATCTATGATGCAAATAATGAAGAAACAAACCAAATTATTTCTCAAATAAGACAGCAATACAAGCCAACTGAATTAACAACAAATAGAATAATGACGCCTCTTTATGTTGATTCAAGTTCTAAAAGTTCTCAAGTTGACATTCACAATATTCAAGAACTTTCATATCAAAATGATTTAATTCGAGCATATTTAACAAACAATTATAAATTAGAATCCAATATAATAGAGAAAGTATGCGAGATCAATACAGAAATGAATTCTAGAATTAAAATAGATGATATTATTAAGAACGTCAGATGGAAGCCAATATCATTTAAATGGTCAAATATGTTTTCTTTTGGAGAAGATAACATTGTTAATTTTGAAAATTTAAAGGGAGTTGTTGGTTTATTTGCTCCAAATGCAACAGGCAAAAGTGCTCTTGTTGATTCTTTGTCATTTTGCATATATGATAAAGCAAGCAGAGAATTTTCTCCAATTAATATTTTGAACAATAGAAAAGATAATTTTGATTGCGAACTTGAATTTAGTATTTTAGACAAAAAATATTTTATTAGTCGAAGCTTAAAGAAAGACAAAAAAGGTTCTGGAATTTATAAAGTCAACTTTTATACTTTTGATAAAAATGGTGAAAAGCAATCTTTGAATGGTGAAAAAAGGTGGGACACTAACAAAATTATAAACAGCATTTTAGGTTCCTTTGATGATTTTATTTTGACGACATTTAGTATGCAAGAAAAAAATGCCAATTTTATAAACATAGGTCATGCTCAAAGAAAAGATTTAATAATTCAATTTATGGGGCTTGGCATCTTTGATCAATTGAATGAAGAGGCAAAAGAAAAATATAAAGACACAGTTTCTGTTATTAAAGATTTACAGAAACAAGATTGGGATGAAAATATTTCTACATTAGAAGATGAATTAGAAAATAAAAAACAACAATATGAAGATGCAATTAAAATATATGAAAATTTTGGAGATAAAGAAAATTCAATTGCACAAGAAATTTCAAACTTAAAACAGAATATTGTAAAAATTGAAATTGACTTTGATATTAATATTCTTAACAAGCAGTTAAGTAAGACTACAAATACTTTAATTGATGAAAAAAACAAACTTACAACAATCACAAATAATGTAAATAAAGTTCAAATCAAATTATCTGAATTAAGACAACAAACAATGGATTATTTTAATATTGATATTGAGACAAGATATAAAGAATATCAAGAGTTTGTTGAAAAATATAAGCATTTAAGTACAGATTTAGAAAAATTACAGTTGATCTTGTCGGGTAAATATGACAGAGTTAAAAAGTTGGGAGAAGTTGAATATGATCCGAATTGTAAATATTGTGTCAATAATGCGCTTGTAAAAGATGCAATAAAAACAAAAGATGAAATTAAAAAAGATGAAGAGCAAATTACCGTTTTGCAAACTGAAATTTCTACTTTAGCTTCAATTATCGGTTCAAGGGCTGATATTGAAGATAATTATAAGAAATATAAACAAGTTAATAGAGATTTTGAACAACAACAAAAAGAATTCAATGAATTGAGCAATCAATTAGACAAAAAAAATTCTTATATAATTTCTTTAGAAAAAGAAATTCAAGAAATTCAAGAAAATATAAAGCAATATGAAGAATCAAAAATTGCTATTGAAAATAATAGAAGCATACAAAAACAAATTGATGAGTTGGAATCTCACAAACAAGAGATTAAATTATTACTTGAAAAAAGCAATCATGATAAAATGAAAGTGTATGGGGATATTCAAGTTGTAGAATCAAACATAAAAAATGCTGAACAATCTAAACAAAAATTAGAAGATTATCTGATTTCAAGTGAATATTACAAATATTATCTAGAGTGTGTAAAAAGAGACGGAATACCATATAACATAATTTCCAGTATAATTCCTGCATTGGAAAATGAAGTAAATAACATATTGAATCAAATTGTTGATTTTACAATTTCAATTGTTCCTGATGAAAAAAACATCAATATGCTTATAGTATATGATCAAAATAGAAAGTGGTCATTAGAACTTGGTAGTGGCATGGAAAAATTTATTTCATCGATTGCATTGAGAGTTGCTTTGACAAATATTTCAAATTTACCTCGTCCAAACTTTCTAATAATAGATGAAGGATGGGGAACTTTAGATAGTGACAATTTAAATTCTGTATCTATGTTGTTAGATTATTTGAAGACGCAGTTTGATTTTGTTTTGGTTATTTCACACATTCAAACAATTAAGGAAGTGGCTGACACTTTAATTGAAATAGTTAGAAAAGATAACTATAGCTTCATCAGCACATAATTTTTCTATTTCTACATATTTATATATATCACAAACTGTTTAAGATATATATAAATGGCAAGAATAAAAAGACAAAAGACATATCAAGGTCTGCACACAATTCCTGTTTACAAAACCGACGTAAATAATGAGATTTTCAATGCTTTCGGAATGCCTGAAGTTTTTCCAAGAGGAAAAAGTTATTTTTTAATTCTTGGGTCTGATCAATTAGTTCAGGGTTCTGATCTTCTTATTGAAATTCTTGACAAAGATGGCAATGTTGTTTATAACGAAATTCCTGTGTATGCTGAATCATCTGCTCGCGCCATTTCTGTTTGGATTTATAGTGGAAATGCAAGAGGCGAAGCTCAAATAACAATTTTGGGTCAATTGGAAAATGTTCCTCTTCAATGGAAAAATAAATATAACGTTAAAATTACAATTCCTGTTGTAATAAATCCAAATTTGACTAACAACCAACCAATCAGATTTGAAACTGATCCAATTGTTTCAGCTTCAATTGCAGATAGGGCATATCTATTTGTTACAGAGTCTGTAACTACTCTTCAAACATTCAATAGTGCATTTTATCAAGCTGTGGGCGAATATAATGAATCAAGTAGACAATATGCAGTAAATCTATTTACATTGGCCTTGCCGCCAATAGCACCCCCAACATTTCCTGATGGTAGATTTCACGCAAGCAATTTGACAGTTGACGGAGTTGCTTTTACATCATCATATTCAGCTTCATATACACTTATTGATGCTGAACACTTTATTGTTGATCCACCGCCATTTGTTTATGAAAAGTTAAAAGGGACAAAATCAAGATACTGGACAGTTTATGAAACCGTAACTGACGGCAAGGGAAGCAGTATTCCAAAATATATTTACAATTTTGATTCAACTTATAGTTGGTCGCTTCAATATCAAATAACAGACACAGGTTCCATTACACCTTTAACGGCTTCATTTGCTAAAATTGACTTTCATAATTTACAAACATTTTCTGGCAAAATTGATTCTTTGAAAGTTTATAAAAAGAATTTGACATCAGATACAAGCTATGTGTTGATGGGTGAATTTCCTGCTGAACCAAATGAGCTTTTTGTAAGTCGATCAAAATCTATTGACAATTTTATTGGACAGTTTACTTCTGAAGATTGGGTAAATTTAAATTGGACTTCTGCATCAGAAACAGGTGGTGCATTGGCTGAAGCTGCACACGTCAAACAATCAGATTTAAACTTATATAATTCATTATATCTTTCTCAAAGTGAGGCTAGACATGAAATATTTAAGGTATATCCAAAAAATACTAAAATACAATTCTATGGTGACGCTGAATACACTATAACTACTCAAATTGTTGGTTGTCCGTTAAATGATACAAATGCTGAAATGAACATTTATATGTCTGGTAGTGCTTTTTATCATACAGTTTTAGATGATCAATTGGGCAAACTTGTAGCTAATGTTGTTGCAGATAAATTTACTAATTTTGGTGAAAGAATATTTAATTTTATTGCAGACAATACAAACACAGGTACAATTGTGTTTGAAATTGTGTCAGGAAAATGGAATGTCTCTAATATTTCAATACAAGCTGCTTATGATGAGGGATTCAATGCTGATGATTTACAATTATATATTCCACTTGACAATGTGAAGAGGGATGAAATTGTAAATTTCAGAATTGAATTTTTGAATAGTAAAAGAGAATCATCTCCAACTAAAATAGAAACAATTATTCCGATATTATTAAAAAATAATCCTGTTTATATTGAAAAAGATGACAACGTTATAAGTGGTTCATTAAGCATTGGCAGCAGTGCAAAAACTGGATTAGTCATGGCAGGAAATGACTCACCAACATTTAAATCAACTGGATATGAAGGGTTCAATTTAGCACTTGTATCGGGTGCAGGTGGTTTTGCGTTTTATTCAGGATCACCTGAAGAACTAAGTCAAAGTTACAATGCGCAAAATTATGCTGGTGTTGGATTTGAATTGCATACTGGTGATGAACAACAAGGTTCTTTAGCATTCAGGTATTCAGAACCAACTGGTTCATATTTAATTATAACTGCTAGCATTTATGCTTTGCCCGGTTCAAATGTTGTAAATGCTACAGGAAGCGGTGGTGGTGGAGGAGGAACTGGTTCAAGTTTGTGGACAGAATCTGCAGACGGAACGTACATTTCAAGATTGGGTGATGTAAAAATATCAGGTTCACTATATCTTTCAAAGAGTTTATATGACGCATATCATAGTTCAGGTTCAGAAGGATATTTTCTAACATCAGATCAAACAGGCAAAGTACAATGGCTTGAAACAATTAAAGCACCTAACTTTTTAGGTATTGCAGTTTCAAATGAATATTCTCCAATCACTTCTTCTGCAACTTATGTTGCAATGTATATGCCTCACGATTTTACTTTATTAGACATTAAGGCATCATTGAGCTTGACTGGAAGCGCTGATTTAACATTAGATGTCTTGCAAAATGGTGTATCATTACTTGGTGGAAATTATGTCACTATTAGTGGTTCTGTTCATACTGGAAGTATTGACGCAATTAATACTGCATTATTAACAGATGACAGAATAGATATCCAAGTAATTACAGATGGAAGTGGCTCATCTGGTTTGAAAGTTTATTTAGTTGGAAGTTCTTCAATTTCATATGCTGAATCTACTTCATTTGCAATAAGTGCTTCTTATGCAAGTTCAGCATCATTTATCGATTCTGCTTCTTGGGCTGCGTTTGCAGTCACAGCATCTTATTTATTGGGAGCAACATCTGGTTTATGGACAGCATCTGTTGATGGAACTTATATTTCAAGAGAGTCAAATGTTCAGATATCTGGTTCATTAGATGTTAGAGATAGTTTTTATCAAAATAATGTTGGTGAATCATTTTTTACACTTGTTGATACAGCTTATATTTCAGCAAGTAGTGACGTACAAATTGGAAAATTAGACGGTGGATGGATAAGAGTTCTACCTGTTGCAGGAACAATAACTATAAGTGGTTCTAATATTGTTGTCAATAATCAGCTGCTTGATATTGGTGGCTCAACACATATTGGATCTCTGTCTTCACATATTCACCAAATTACTGGTAGTTTATTAATAACAGGTAGTGAAGTTATTACTGGAAGTTTAGATATACTTGGTAATACAGTAGCAGATGGTAATGTATTTGTTGATGGTCTTCTTACAGCATCAGGACAAGTATATGCTAAAGATGGGTTGATAGTTGATGGTGGAATAACTTCATCTGATGAAAATTTGTTGGGCGGATTGAGAGTTGTTAAGAATACTATTTTGGGTGATCAGGTTGGTGATAGAGTTGAGGTCACAGCATCAATGCATTTTGGTGATGGTGGTGCCAGTGGCTCTTTATACGGAACCTCATCTTGGGCAATTTCAGCATCTTGGGCACCTAGCACAGGGGGAGGTTCAAGTGCAACAGGAAGTTTCGCATCACAAAGTTTTACGAATCAAGCTACTTGGTCATTTGCTCACAATTTAGGATATCAATATCCTTCATTTGAAATATATGATACAAATGATCAAGTTATTATACCAGAAAATATAATAGCATCTAATGCAAATTTGGCAGTAATATATTTTCCTGTAACGCAATCTGGTTTAGCAACAGCAACTTATGGTGGAAACATTATTGAAACAGCATCATATGCAATTACTGCATCATTTGCTTTAAATGGAGGAGGTGGTGGAGGTGGAACTTTATTTACATTAACAAGCAGTAATGGTTTATATTATTTAACAGCATCAACAGGAGATGTTGCTAAAATTACTGGTAGCATAAATCAATATTATTTATATGTAAGTGATACTTGGGCAAATCTTGGAAAAGTTCCTAAGTGGGGAAATTTATATGGTGAAAAAGCAAGATTTGCAGCTGATATGATACAAGATAAATCCGACGGTAACGCAATAACATTTTGGAGAGATTTAAGCGGAAATGAATATACAATGGTAGCACAGGGTAGCGGGCCAATATATAGTGAAGCAATAATAAATGGATTGCCAGCAGTTGAATTTATCGGTGCTGCAGCATCTAATATGAGAATAAGCGGTTGGGTTGCTGGAAATGATTTGATTTCTTCAAGTTTAACGGCATATGTTGTATGCAATAATATATCTGGTTCAACGCGTGCAATATTGTCTGCAAGACCTACAACATCAACTGGATGGACGTGGCGATATAATTCTGTATCACAAAGTGCATATTTTCATCTTGGTGGAAATACTATGACAGGTAGTGTTGCTCCTGGCTGGAGAATAAATTGGTTAAGACGATCAGGATTACAAATACAGATTGGAACAGAACAATCTATGTCATATGATGGAACTTCATCTGCAGCATATATATCAAATTCAGTAGATTCTTTTACTCAGGTTGGTTCAGAAGCAGGTGCCTCATCACTATTTGGTGGTTATATAGCAGAAATAATAATGTTTGATAGTGTTATTTCAGGAAGTTTACACGATCAGATTATTCTAGATTTAAGAACTAAATACAATATTTAATAAAAGGAGTCAATTTTAAATTTATGATAGAAGCATAATGAAAATATTTGGAATAGGAATAGAAAATAAATGAAACTATCAAAATATATAGTAGAACAAATATTAATTGATGTCATAAATAGGTCGGACATGCCACAAATTAAAGGAGACGACATCCCTGAAGCATTACGCATTTTTGACAAATATGGTGTTCCATATAATAGACTTGTAGTGAAAACTGATGAATTGAAACCAATTCAAAATGATTATATAAAGAATAAAGTTGATAATATTGCAAAACAAATAGATTCAGGAACTAAAATGAATTCTATATTTATATTTGATGATAATTATATTGTTGATGGACATCACAGATGGTTAGCATACAAAAAATTATCAATGCCATTTATATCTTGCATTAAGGTAGAATATCCTAAAATGTCTGCTTTAGCATTATTTAATAAAATTTCTGATAAAATCGACGAACAAGTTCCTTTAGTTTTTCCTGATGGAACTATAAATGGTGACCCAAAAGGTTGTTCTGATGAAGATCTATCTAAATATAGAGAAAAAGAAAGAAAACTTGGAGGGAAGGCAGTGAATGAAAAAGAAGAATTAGATGAAAAATATTTAACAGCGGGAAAACATTTTACAGCAATTAGAGACTTAGATGATTATGGAGTAAGAAAGGGTGATGATGTTAAAATTACAGGTTCACATTTAGACGGCGGGTATTTTGGTGTAAAAAACTTAAGAAGCAATGAAGATTTTAGAATATATAGTTTAGAATTTATTAAAAACTTTAAGTAGGAGAAATAATGAGAGTAATAGTTAGTGACACTCCAGGGACTGAGCATGCAAATGCAGTTCGAACTGCGATTTTATATGGTTACAATGGACTTGATAACAAAAGTAAATATCCAGACATAGACATTTCTAATGATGTTGTCATAATGGATGGGGGCTGGAGTTCAGCTGTTGATTATGCAAAGCAACATGAAGAAGTTGTTGCAATTGCTCGTTCAACTTCAGGCATAAAATATTTCATTGACAAAGCAAAAGAAGTTTATCCAAGAGTTCAGGGCTTTGTTCCAATGGGAAGCAATGCATACGTTGAATTGTTTATATTTTCAGAACCCGAACCACCAATTATTGTGACTTGTGGTTGTGGTGATGATGAAATAAGAAATAACACTGCTTATGGAAATGGTTTGGAGTTTTGGGACACTGATTGGACTTGGTATGGTGGAACAGATGCTTCTTCATTTGCAAACGGATGGATATGTGGTAAAATGTTGAGATTGTATGATGAATTGAAAAAAATATACGGAGAACAAGCAACTTGGTGGCATGCAAGATCTTTATTAAGAAATCAAAGTTGGAGAATTGAAGCAAACAGACCAAGGGACACAAATGGAGAACCTGTAATTTGGTGCAAGGAAAATGGATACGGTCGCCCAAATTTGGATGGTGCACTTGACAATATGAATACTTTTGTAGTTGAACCAGATCCATATTTGTCGCAAGTATTGTTAGGTAATGTTGGAAAAATTACTGGTATACCACTGGGATCTGTAAAAATTATGTTGCAACCAGTTGAAAATGCAATTGAATATGTAATCATAAAAAATGCAACCATATTGAAAAGAATAAAAGCACAAGAAACACTTGAATTTATTGATAATCTAATGACCTATGGAACATATTTATATTCATATTATGCAATTGGTTCTACTGGACAGACAAAAGAAAGTAGTAAGATTAGAGTAATATATAAAAAGGGAAATCATCCTTCTATCATATATTATAACGAAGAAGAAATTAAAAAAATGGAGTAAAAAATGCCAAAATTGAAATTGAGAACGTTTTTAAGAGAATATTCAGGAACTACAGCAACATTCAACAGCATAAAATTTCAAATTTTAATTAAAATTGATAGTGAATATTGCAAAATTCAATACATTCCAAAATCAAATAATGAATTGGTTAAAATAGAAAAAATTTATGGTAAAGAAAAAGTTGCTAAAAAAATACAAAGTCATATAGCAAATATTTTTGGTGTTACACCACTTGAAAATTCACAAGATGCAGGTTTTTCATTTACTATAAGAACATCATCAATTGAAAATCATATTTTACAAATGTTATTGTAAGGAGTTATATAATGGAAGAAACACTAGATTTTTCAGCAATGACTGTTGAAGAGAAAGAAGAGTTATTAAAAAAGCGTGGAAAAAGAAAAAGTGCCAATCCTATGGGCACAATTTATCCACAAAAAATTAGAGAGTTATTGGCAACAACAGATTTATCTAGACCTGTCTTCAAAGAATATGAAGAGCCAATAATAATGAGAGTTCCAAAAATGCCAGTTGTTTGCCCACAATGTGGCAAATCATCAAATCATCATCTTGATCACAAATTTATGAGAACAAGAGAAAAATGTTTTGATTGCATAATTAAAGAAGAGAATGAAATAAGGCTTGCTGGATTGTGGGATGAATATGAAAAATGGAAAATATTAGAAAATCAATTAGCATGGCTGAAAGATGTGAGAGATGAAACTGATGATTATTTAAGAAATAATCTTAAAGAAGGGTTGCAGTTTATTAGAGAAGACGGCCAAATTGAAAAATGGGACAATCCAAATTTTGAAAGAGACAGAATTTTCATTACTGATAAATATAAAGAAGTTCTTAAGGCAATTGAAAAAATTGAATCAGAACTGGCTCCATTGAGAGAAAAATTTAATTACAATGAGCCAATGAAAAAAATAAAAGAGAAAAATAATGGCACAACAAACACAGAAATCACTGAAAGAAATAATAGCTGAAGAATATCAGAAATGTGCTGTAGATCCGATACATTTTATTAAAAAATATTGCAAAATCATACATCCAAAAAGGGGCTTGATTCCATTTATTTTATATGATTTTCAAGAAAATATTTTAGCATCTTTCTTAAAAAAGGGTAGAAATGTTATTCTAAAAAATAGACAAATGGGAATTTCAACACTTTGTGCAGCCTATGCATTATGGTTGATGACATTTCATGAAAACAAATATGTGCTAGTCATTGCTACAAAACAAGATGTAGCTAAAAACATAATTAAAAAAGTTCGAATAATGTGGCAACATTTGCCTATATGGATGAGATTAAAATGCACTGAAGACAATAAGTTGGGACAAGCTTATGAAAATGGTTCAATGATATATGCTGGTACAAGTGCTAGTGATTCAGGCAGATCTGAAGCTGCAGCACTGCTTATCATAGATGAAGCTGCATTTATTGAAGGGATGGAAGAGCTTTGGGGTTCATTACAACCAATTGTTTCAACAGGTGGTGACATTATTGTTTTATCAACTCCAAATGGTGTTGGTAATTGGTATCATCAAACATTTGTAAATGCTGAAGAAGGGAAAAATAGTTTCTTTCCTATTACACTTCACTGGACATTGCACCCAGATTATGATGAAGTTTGGAGAGCTAAACAAGATGTGGAACTTGGCCCAAGATTAGCAAAGCAAGAATGCGATGGTTCATTTTTAAGTTCAGGTGATAATGTAATACCTCCAGAAATTATTGAATATTATAATCAAACATTTGTTTGTGAACCAATACAAAAAGCAGGATTTGATAATAATGTTTGGATTTGGGAACACCCTGATTACAGTAGAAACTATATGATAACAGCTGACGTTGGTAGAGGTGATGCTGAAGACTATTCTGCATTTCACATTTTTGATGTTGAGTCATTAACACAAGTTGCTGAATATCAAGGAAAAACGCAAACTGCAGATTTTGGAAATTTATTAGTTGAATATGCAACTAAATATAATGATGCTTTATTGGTAATTGAAAATAACGGTATTGGTTGGGCTGTAATTCAAAAAGCATTAGATAGACAATATAAGAATTTATTTTACACAGAACAAAAAATAAATGTTGTTGATGAAAGTAAAATGAATAAAATCAGTAATAAGTTGCATAAACTAGAAAACAAATCGGTTCCGGGGTTTATGACAAATGCTGCAACAAGACCAGTAATAATTTCTAAAATGGCAGAATATTTCTTTGAAAAGAGTGTAACTGTAAAATCAAAAAGACTAATCAATGAACTTTGGACATTTATATATAAAGATGGAAAGCCTCAAGCAGCAAATAAAAATTATCATGATGACTTAGTATTAGCACTGGCTTTGTCGATGTGGGTTAGAGACACTGCTTTAAGAATGCGACAATTAAGAAAAGAATTGACTAGAAAAGCTCTTGATTCAATTCACATTGATCGTTCAAGACCTGTTTTTCAATTTATTCAACAGGGAATGCATGATCCTTGGAAAATGAAAATCAATGATGATGAAATAGATTTAACTCAATTTGTATAATGTATAATAAAATCATAAAAAAAATCATTAATGAACTTTCTGCTATAGACAGAGCAGAAGATATTGCATTGATGGCGCATTCTGGCCAAAAACGCAAATCAAGTGGCAAGCCATATTTTACTCATCCATATAGAGTCTATCAAAGAGCAAAATCAATGGGTTTACCAAAAGATGTTCAAATAGTATCTATGTTGCATGATACGTATGAAGACACTCCAAATAAACAATATGTTCAAAATGCAATTGTTAGTCAGTTCGGGAAGGTTGTTTTACAATTTGTTTTATTGTTGAGTCATGACAAAGCAGTTGCCTATAATGATTATGTGTTAAGATTAGCTAAATTGAGTAAAACTGCATTGACAGTTAAGTTATTAGACATGCTTGAAAATCTGAAAGATAACCCTACAGAAAAGCAAATTGAGAAATATACAGGCGCAATTGACTTTTTGCAACAAAATGGCATATCAATTGATCCAAAAATTATAAAATTGTTTAACGAGTTTAAATAATTGTAAAAATCTAATATTTATTTATAGCATACATTTATTCAAATAGAGGTGTTTATGGCACAAAACTTAATAACGGAAAACGTTTTTAAACAATTAAAGAGAATGTTTTCTCGAGATGTTGTTGTTAGACGTGTTGGCCCTAAAAAATTAAAGGTAGTTGACACTTTTAGTTCTCAAGCAATGGGCTCATTGTCTACAAACTATTTAGGTGCTCAATATAGAAATTTGTATTCTTCACTTAATTATGGTTATAATCAATCACTTTCAATTCAATCACAAAGATTGATGTTATTTAGAGAGTATGAGTTGATGGATCAAGATCCAATTATAAATTCAGCTCTTGATTTATATTCTGAAGAAGCTACAGTAAAAGATGAATATGGCAAAATTTTAGCAATTAAATCAGATGATAAAGAGATTGCTGGCATACTTGACAATTTATTTTATGATATATTGAATATCGACTTCAATTTAATTCACTGGACAAGAAATCTCGTCAAATATGGCGACATGATGATGAAATTAGATCTTGCAGAAAAATTAGGTATTGTAAATGCAATGCCCCTTTCTCCGTATGGTGTAACAAGAATTGAAGGTGAAAATCCTGACAACCCTTATGACACACAATTCAGAGTCGACGGCCCAATTTTACAAGGAACTTATGAAAACTACGAAATAGCACACTTTAGACTTTTAACAGATTCAAATTTCTTACCTTATGGCAAATCAATGATTGAGGGTGCAAGACGTATTTGGAAACAACTTACATTGATGGAAGATGCTATGTTGATTCATAGAATTATGCGCGCACCTATGAAAAGAGTTTTCAAAATTGATGTTGGAAATCTAAATCCAAATGAAGTTGAACCATATATGGAAAAAATCATTGATACAATGAAAAAAGTTCCTTATGTTGACGAACAAGGAAACTATAACTTAAAATATAATATGCAAAATATAACTGAAGACTTTTATCTTCCAACACGTGGTGGAGATGATTCTACTGCAATTGATGTTTTAAGTGGACTTGAATATAATGCAATTGATGATGTTGAATATTTAAGAAACAAGTTGATGGCTGCACTTAGAATACCTAAAGCTTATTTGGGTTATGAAGAACAATTGGGAGCTAAAGCTACATTGTCTCAAGAAGACATTAGATTTGCAAGAACAGTTGAAAGAATACAGAAAACATTGTTAGCCGAGTTTAGAAATTTGGCAATGGTTCATTTGTTTATACAAGGCTATAAAGATAGTGATCTTGTTAATTTTACTTTAGAAATGGCTAGCCCTTCTACAGTTTATGAACAAGAAAAAATTCAAATTTGGAAACAAAAAGCTGAATTAGTTGACACAATGAAGCAACAAAAATTTATGCCAATGGAGTGGATGTATAAAAATATTTGGGGCTTGGGTGATGATCAAATTAAAAAATACAAAGAGCAAGTAATTGAAGATGCTAAATTTGAATATAGAATGATTCAAATACAAGCTCAAGGTAATGATCCTGCAGATACTGGACAACATGTCGATGATGATGGAACTGTTAGGGGTTGGAATGATCCTGATCAAATTGATATTTCTGGAAAAGATCTTGGTGGAAATAAAAGTCAAAATTCTCAAACAGGGCAAAAAGATATGGGAAGACCTCCGGAAAACAAAACAACATATAAAACTGATCAGCATCCTATGGGTAGAGATCCATTGGGACAAAAGGATGTTGAAAAATCAAATAAGTTATCAAAATCAAAGAAATCTTTTAGCACAGAAACAATGGTAAATTTTAAAAAAATAGCACAAAAATATAATACTAGTAAAAAAATGTCAATATTGGGTGAGCAGACTGAACTGCTATCACCTGATGCTATGAAAGATTTATTGACAGATGAATAAAACTTTATAATTTTTCATTTTTACATATTTATTAATATGTATATATACAGGAAAACTAAATGAAGACGAATATTACTAAAATAAAGAACAACAAAATTAAAAATACTGGTATATTATTTGAGACGCTAGCCAGACAAATAACAGCTGATGTGTTAGATGAAACAAAAAACTCATCAGATGCTATGCAAATAGTTAAAAAGTATTTTAATAAAAATTCTGAACTTAGAAAAGAACTTCAATTATATCAGCAATTAACAAAAAAGAATTTTACAAATGAAACAAAAGCTTCTAGTTTTGTTGATATGATGGTGCAAGCTCGAAAACAACTAAACAACTCTAAGTTAAGAAATGAAAAATATAATATCATAAAAGAGATTAGAGACAAATTCGATATCACAAAACTATTCTCTTCCAAGATTGACAACTATGTTGTTCATGCTTCTATTTACAAATTGTTTGAATATTCAGATGTTCTTAATGAAGTTACAAATCCAGAAGACTTGATTAAAGCAAAATTTGCAATAGTTGAGTTTATGTGCAAGGGTGAAACATCTAAAGAAAAGGTTCCTGAAGAGATTAAAGAGCTTCAAAATGAAGATTCAACTGTAAAACTTTTAACACAAAAATTGTTAATAGAAAAATATAATGAAAAATACAGTGGCAAATTAAATGCAAATCAAAAAGAATTAATAAGAGATTTTATTCATAATGTTTCAAATACACAAACATTAAATGAAATTATTAAAAAACATTCAGACAAAATTATGTCTGAAATCAAATCATTGAACAAAAAAATTCCTGATCAAGCAATAAAGATTAAAATAAGTCAGATTGCTAAAGAATTGAAAACAATATCAGAAAAGAAAAACATTAAAGACAGTCATATAGTTGGTATGCTTAGAACTTATGAATTGCTTTCTGAAATTAAAAAGCATTTGAAAAAAAGTGGCTGTGACAAGAAAGTAATATAAAAATGAAAAAATCAGAATTAAGAAAAATTATAAAAGAAGAAATTAAATATTTGATTGAATTAACGACTTGGACTGATATAGGGGTTGATCAAGATTCTTCAAAAAGAATATTGGGTGTTCCTTTTAAGGGTTTTGCACCCAGCATAAGAGGGTGGTATTTGTTAAACAATTCAACCAAACAAAAATTCAAAATTAAATCAACTGATGAAAAATTTATTGAATTAGATGGTGCAGATGAAGTTCCTGTTGGAGATGGGTTGGTATATTCTGATGACTGGACATTGATGTCGCCCAGTGGTAAAAAATTTAATTTTAGAAAAAAATGAAAAAACTTGAATTAAGAAATATTATCAAAGAAGAGCTTAAAAAAATTGTGAAAGAAGACTTATATCCTGTTGATCAATTTTGGACAATTGAATATAATAAAGAAGATCACAAATTGTTTTTATTATATAAAGGTTTAACGACAGCCACAATTAAAAAAGAAGCAATGGATAAAATTTGTGACACTTGGAGAAAAATTAGATGAACAAATTACAAGAAAACAAGTTGAGAGAAATGATTCGTCAAATGATTTCTGAATTAGAAGAAGATTTGATTCCGAGAAAAGAAGAATCACCATATCAAAAGTTTTTCAAATCAGCATTGAAAAAATATGGTGTAAATAGTCCAGAAGAATTGTCACCAAAGAAAAAAGAAGAATTTTTTAATTATGTAGATTCTAATTGGGATGCTGGTGAGAATGAAACTGATATTGATGAAACAACAAATTCATCTGCAGCTGGTGAATATATGATCCCAGGTGCATTTACAAGAAAAGATCAGGATCATACTAAATCTCCAGCTTCAAAAGCTATTGGATGGAAAGTTGCAAAAAGAATTGATGAAGGCAAAACAATTCCATTGGATATAAATAAAATAGAGGTGGGTGACAAGATAATTGATATAAATGATGAAAAATTTAAAGTATTAAATATTGACAAAAAAGGGATAATAGTTAAAGATTTGCAGTCTCCAAATGATCATATAAGTTTAACTTGGCAACAAGTAAAAAAAGATGGTAAATATATCATGAAAGAGGTAAAAGATAAATATTCAGTGTATAACAAAAAAACATTTGATATTGTAAGAACAAATTTGACAAAAGATGCTGCAGTAAAATTTGCAACTAAAAACAAAGATTACGCTTATGGTTCTGCTGCTTGGGTTGAAGATCAATATAGAGAAAAACACAAAAATGAAATTGTTGAAGGCAGAAAGCCAAAAAAACCTATTGAAAAGTTTTTTGCAGTTGTTGAAAATATGGATGAGGGAACATTAAAAAACAAATTGTTTGCGCCATTGAAAGTAGATTATATAGATACACCAGGGTTCTGGTATGATGATGAAGAAAGAAAGGGCTATATTGATATCAATGAATTTATGAAAGTCAATATGGGTTCTGATGATTATAATAAATTAGTTAGTCTATATAATAATAATCAAAAATTTTGTGATGCTTTTACAAAAAAGTATGGGAAAGATTATATGTTTGAATCAATTGATTTTAAAGATGAAAATTTTACACCTCGACAAAAAATGGCTCAAGCTGTTCGAGGAATGAGAGAACAATTAAAAGAAGTTGAAAAACTTGTAGATAAAGCTTCAATTTTTAAAGAAGAAAATGGTATGAAAAGTGCTGAAATGTATAAAAGAACACACGGTGCATTAAGAAAAATAAATGAAATTACTATAAGAATTATGAACAAATTGAATAAAATTAAATAATGCAAATTTATAAAATTATTAACACAATCAATAAGAAAATTTATATTGGAAAAGATGCCAAAAATTGGAAAAATTATTATGGTTCTGGAAAATTAATCAATCTAGCTATATGTAAATATGGCAAAAAAAATTTCAAAAAAGAAATTGTTGAAGACAACATAAATGACAAAAAGTTGTTATGTGAAAGAGAAAAATATTGGATTAAAAAATTAAACTCGCAATCTCCAAACGGATATAATATAACTGAAGGAGGTGATGGTTTTTCAGGAAAACACAGTAAAGAAACAATATTGAAATTAAAAGGTAGTTGGGAAAACAAATATGGAAAAGAAAAAGCTGATATAATGAAAGAAAAATTGAGAAAATACAAAACTAACAAAAAAGATTCAATTGAAATTAAAAAAATAAAAGCAAATGCACAAATTCTTAGATATAAAGACAAAAAAGAAAGAGAAAAAACATCAATTGCTATGAAGGGCAAAGTTCCTTGGAATAGGGGATTAAACAAGAAGAATGATGAACGAATAAGTAAAATGTCAAAATCTGTAAGTAAAAGCATTCAAGCTTGGTGGGATGAAAAGAAAATAAATTAAGGAAAGTAATAATGGCAGAAAAAAAATATAAGTATAATGTAAAAGATAGAGACTATTTTTTTAGCAAATTTCAAGATTTTTTGAATGAAAGAGTTGAGATTTACCCTGGTAAATTTCTACCTGAACTTCAAAAATTTTTAGACAGTCAAATTAAAAAAGGAAATATAAAAGGCATAACAGAAGATGACACAGAAAATGTTGCTGCTGTTTTAATGAAAACATTAAAAGAAATATAAAAAAAATTAAGAGGTTGCAATGAATGAACTTGAACAAAAAATATATCAAAGGTTATCGCAAGACGCTATAAGTCGAGGATTATATGCTTTACAAGATCAAGAAGATGTAGAGATTTTAGATGTTTATAAAAATGAAAACTTTAAATTTCCTGAGTATGAAGAGATTGCAGCAAAAGAAGTTTTTGATTCAATAAGGGGAGTTTTAAATAGAAAAGCAAACATAGTTATTGAACATAAATTTGGAAAACTGAAAACAGGAAATAAATATTTTACTACAATGAAATTTGATACAGATGAACATGCAAAAATGTTTTTAGATAATGAATTAAATCAAAGTACAAGGTTGTTTCCAAATGTTGAAGTAAAATATTTAGAAGAGCAAACTTTAATTGCTATTTTGGGAGTTAAATAATGAAAAGAACTGAATTGAGAAAACTCATAAAAGAAGAAATAAGATTATTGAAAGAAGAAACTGATTTAAAAAAAATAGCTTTTGAAATTACTAAAAAGCTAAAAGAATTTGGATTTTCTGGAATTACTATAAAAGAAAGTGATTTAAAAGCTGACGGCAATTTTCACACAATCAAAAAGATGCAAATAAGCCCAAGCCCAAGAACAATAGGAATGTTGGGGCCTGTTTTTACAAGTATTGAAGCTGAAATTAAAGTTGGCCTTGATGCAACAAATAATGCAGCATATTTATTGATTAGTTATCATTGGGAGCACCCAAGGGGATCTAACGGATATACAATTAGATATCAATTATATGATGGGAAATGGGAGGATCAATCATAATGAAGCCACTTATAAAGCCAGCAGATTATTTGCCATTTATTATAGCACCAAAATTGATACAAGAAAGTCTTACAAAAAATAGTGGAAGACTTATTGTTTCAGGTGTACTACAAAGAGCAAATGCAAAAAATCAAAATGGTAGAATTTATCCAAGAGCTATTCTTGATAGAGAATTGAAAAAATATCAAAATCTCATTAAAGAAAGACGTTCAATGGGTGAGCTTGATCATCCCGATAGTGCAATTGTAAATTTGCAAAATGTATCGCACATAATTTTAGATGCAAAATGGGACGGAGATGATATTATTGGAACAATAGAAGTACTTAATACACCTTCTGGAAAAATATTAAAAGAATTATTTTTGGCTGATGTTCGCCTTGGCATTTCATCAAGAGGACTTGGCAGTGTTTCTGAATTAGATGAGGGCACATTACAAGTTGAAGATGATTTTGAATTAGTTGGTTGGGATTTTGTTAGCAATCCATCAACGCACGGCGCATTTATGTCACCTCAGCAGCTGACAGAATCTGTTTCAAAAAATCCAGTTGTTGCTTGCAGAAATAAAATTGAATGTTTGATAAGAGATATTTTAATTGAATTGGGAAACTAATATGAAGAAATCAGATTTAAGAAATATTATAAAAGAAGAATTTAAAAATGTTTTAAAAGAAGAGGGTGAACCTAAAAAAATAAAATATGTTATATATGATTTTATAAATTCAAAATTAACAACAACTGTTAGTGATTCTGTTGAATTTTATGAAAAGCACAATGATAAAATTACTGCTCAAAATTTAAAAAAATTATATCAAGCTGCTGTTGATTCATTAAAAAAATTAGCTGATTTTCATGGATAACTTAGGAGAAAAAATGAAGAAATCAGATTTAAGGAATGGGTATGAGGTAAAATTGAATGACATAAATCGAATACCGGAACTGTGTAAATATTTGACAAAAGAATTAAAAAAGAGCGGACAAATTAAATGAAAAAGTGATTAGGAGAATAAAATGGATATAAAAGTTTGGAGAAAATTTTTAAATGAGGGCAAGAGAGAAGTTCTCAATGAGGAAAATGAATTATTAAAAGCTCAGGATGCCTGCAAGGCGGCAATGTTTAAGATCAAACCTTCACTTGATAAATTTTATAAGAAGGCAGAACAGCTTGGCCTCATTGACTCATACACATTAAAATTGGAGCCATACAACAATGGCTACATGCTAAAATACAACACAAAGCCAAACTACAGGGCTCTTGACGAGCTGGATAAAAATAGGGCAAATTCTCTTTATATAATTCTGGCATCCTCATCAAGCGTAACACTGCAACCCGATACATTTTTTGAAGATAAACTGGCAAAAGCTTATGGAGAAGGAACTAGCGCATTTATAGTTGGTAATGTATTTCAAGTTACAAAGGAATACAAAAGCGTAAATTATAAAATAATGAGCAAAAATGATATTAAAACAATGACTGAAAAATTTGTTAAAGAAAATGAACAAGCAATAAAGTTAGCAACTAATATGTTAGATTTGTAAAATGAATACTATATCAATTCAAAAACATAATGTATCATATAACAAAAGCAGAAAAACTTTCTCTTGTGAAATTTCTGATTTGGGAAGAAATTTTGATATTGGTAAAAATTTTATACGATTAGTGAATGATAAAACAAAAAATTTTTCTACATTTAATTTTGACAAAACTGACTATTATGGGTCAGGAGAAGATAGAGAAATTGGCGGTTGGTGGTATAAATCAAACGATGGTTATAAATTATTAATAATAAATGATTAAAGGAAAAATGATATGAAAATACTAGTTAAAAAAGTTCAAGCATACGAAAATGGTCCGTTTGTTTTAGGATTCTTCGGAAACATTACTGAAGAAGTTAAAGAAATATTCAGAGAAATTACAAAGCTGACTGAGTCTGCTCATACACAAGAGCATATGGGAAAATTTTACTTTAACAACAATCAAAAATTCTGGTATGTAAGAGACAGAGCTGCTGCTAAAACAGCAATTGAAAAAATAAATGAAAAATTTGGTGAAAACACTGCAAAATTAGTTTGGAAAACTGCAGGAGAATAAAAATGAAAAAAATGAAACTTTCAGAATTAGTTAATGAAATCCCTGGTGGAAAGGGTGATAATACAAAACCTTCTGAAGTTGATCAAAAACAATTGGAAATTGGCATTGCTGTAGAGAAAGAACACACCAATGATGATTCAAAAGCTAAAGAAATTGCAATTGATCATTTAACTGAAAACCCTGAGTATTATACTGATTTAGTTAAAGGAGGTCTAGTTGATGAGCCCGAAGCATTAAAAATCTATAAAAAGAATTTTGGTGAATTGCAAGAAAAATCTGTTTCTAAAGCACAACAAATGGCGGCAGGAATTGCTCATGCAGCTCAAAAAGGTGAAATTCCAAAATCAAAATTAAAGGGTGCCTCAAAACAAATGGCAAAAATGAAACCTGATGAATTGAAAAAATTTGCAAAGACTGACAGAAAAGGTTTGCCATATAAAAAGAAACAAGAATCATTAAGAAGCTTAATTAGCACTATGATTCAAGAGATATTGAAAGAAAATAAAGGTGAAAATCTTGCTCTAAAAGAAGATGTTGCTGATGAAGGCATGAAAAATACATTTGATACTTTAGTTGCAAGAATACAAAACTATGAAAAAGAATATTATACAAACTGGTTCTTATATAATAAGAAAGATGATACAAAATATTTAACCAGTGCCATTGCGGGTGTTGATAGAGTAATTAGAGAATTAGAAAGTCTTAAAAAAGATGTATTTAAAAAACAAATTATAATACATAATGAGAAAACATAAATTTAGGGAAACAACAATGAAATTAAGCAAATTATTAAAAGAAGAAGATCAACAAGATCAACCACTAACTCCTGAAGAGAAAAAAGCATTTCTTGAAGAAATCAAACATTTAGATGAGTATGGTAAAAAACTATATTCTGAAATTGATCTTGTAGAATTAGCGACAAAACTTTCTGAATTAGCAAAAAGAGCTCACAAAGTAACTCTTGAAGAAACTGGTGACTGGTTTGACAAAGTAACAGTCAACAGAAATATGAAAGAGGTTCATAAAATCAGTGAAGATATTACAAAAACTGCAACTGAAGCAAAAGCTGTTCAACAAAGACTAACTTCATTGTATGAAGATTTAAAACACGTTTTGGGAAGATATTTTGAAGTTTCTGGTGAAAATGAAAAAGATGTAGTAGAAGATGATGTTGATATATACAATCCAGAAGGGCAAAATACTTCACTTAATTATTTGCAAAGTAATTTTGAAGATTTTAAAAAAGCAGATGAACTAAACAAAAAAAGAATCAAAGCTGCTTATGCACCAATGCAACCAAACAAAAGAAATATATCATAAAAAAAGAGGTTAATATGAAAGAATATCCAAAGGTTGATGAAAATGTTTTTAAAGCAAAAGGTATACAGGTTGAATTGAGATATCAACCAAATATGAAAAAAGAAGATAAAGATAAAGTTATAGATAAAGCGTTAAAGAAGTTCAAAAGAAAAGTTAAAGATTCAGGAATAATGCTTGAAATTTATGAAAGAAGTGAATTTAAAAAGAAGTCTGCAATCAAAAGAGAAGAAAAAATTAAATCTCGAATGAGAGCGCAAGCTATCAACAGGATCAATAATAAATGAGAAAAGCTACTATAAAGGCAACAAAAAAAGCAAAAACAGTATCTAAAAACAAAACTAAATATGGGTGTGATGAAGTAGAAAAATATTTAGATTCTGCAGTCAATAAAGTAAAAAGTGAAATTTTACCCAAAATTGATATCTTAGATAAAAGAGACAAAGATCAATATGATGCTGCCAAGAAAATTATAGTTGATGCACACTCATTGATGGGCAAAAAACAGGAACATATAGAAAATGTAGTTGATTCAATGAGATCAGATTTTAAAAATATAGTAAGCACTCAAGACACAGTAGTGAAAGAATTATCAACATCATTAAAAAGTATCAATAGCAAACTTGATGCACATATAATTCATCAAAACAGCAGATTTGATGATATACAAGAAACTTTATTTGATATAAGTTTGCATGGAACTGCATTAGCAAAACAATTGCAAGAACAATTGAATCATGTTGCAGTCAATGGTGGTGTATATCCTTTGAATGAAGCAATGAAGCATATATATAATCAACATACGATGACTCACCAAAAATTAGATGAAGTTGTAGCATTAGTAGAACCAATAAGAGCAAGAAAACGTTGGATGAAATCAACTAAAGAATTACTTCAAAAAAATGGTCTTTTACATTTCATATTTCAGACAAAATTTGGCATTGTTTTAACAACAATTGTTGCATTATTATTTTTTAATACAATTTTAGTGGATGTATTCAAAATTAATTTAGATTTGCTTTCAATTTTTAGTTGGATAGCAAAAATATTTAAAGGAGCATCATAAAAAACATAATCTTCTCAAAGTTTTATATATTTATTAATACTTCCGAATATGTCGTTCTTATACGACATGCCGAATATAACTAATCGCATTAAACTTATCAATAAGTTTATTCCAAAATTTAATATTAATGGAGAAATAATAATGGGTGACCTTTTAAAAGAAGCTCTTGCCGAAGCTAAGTTGGTCAAAAAAGTATCAATTGAAGCAGCAAGGGAACAATTAAATGAAGCACTGACTCCCAAGATTGAAAGTATGTTGTCAAAGAAAATTAAAGAAGAACTTGAAGATGACGAATTTGAAAATCCTGAAGAGTTAGAAGAAACCGAAGACCCAGGTGATGTTACAGACAAGATCGATAAAACAGATCAAGATGTAACTCCTGAACTTTCTGAAACTGAAGACCCAGGTGATGTTACAGATAAAATTGATAAAACAGATCAAGATGTAACTCCTGAATTGACAGAAGAAGATGAAATGGGCGAAGAAATACCTTCTGAAGAACAACCTGATGAAGATGATTTAGAAATTGAATCACTTTTAAGAGAGTTGGAAGATGAAGAAGAAGTTGTTGAACAAGATGACGAAGAGATTACAGCAGAGATTCCAGCAGAAGTTCCAGCTGAAGATGAAGAAATTCCAGTTGAAGCTATTGAAGACGATGAAAAAGTTGAAGAGGAAGATCTCCCTGGCTTAGTTGATGTCCCTGGCCCTGTTGATGATGATGAAGAAGAGATCAATGTTGAAGCTCTTTTAAGTCAAATTGACGAAGAAGAATACCCAGGTGAGGGTGAATCTGAAGACAAAGACAAAGAACAACAAAATGTTGTTAAACAACTTGAATCAAAAAATGCTGCTCTTAGAAAGAGATTAGCTGAATATGTTAAAGCTGTTCAGACACTGAAAAGAGAGCTTAATGAAGTTAATTTACTTAACACAAAGTTGTATTACACAACTAAAATGTTAAAGAAATTCAATATCTCTGAAAGAACAAAGAGAGGTATTATTGAAACATTTGATAGAGCAAATAGCGTTAGAGAAATTAAACTTATCTACACTACATTGCACGAATCATTGAAAAATGGTACAGGTTCACCAATAGTGAAGAAACCTATAAAATCTGTGAAGGATATTAAAGAAAGTGTAAGATCATCTTCAAAAGCTGTTATCACAGATCAGTATGTAATTAAAGAAGCAATTCTTTCAGAAGGTGATGATTTGAAAAACAGATGGGCAAAACTATCTGGAATAAAAAAGTAAATAAAAAATTTAATTAATTAATTGGAGATAAATAAATGGGAAAACTTAATATTAAAAGTATTCTTTCAGGAAGAGATCCCCAAACTATAATGCTTGAAGAAACCAGAAAATTGGTTGGTAAATGGCAACCTACTGGTTTGCTTGATGGTTTAAAGAATGAAACTGAAGTTCGTGGAATGGCAGTTCTTTTAGAAAACCAAGCAAGACAGCTTATTAGAGAATCTTCAAGAGTATCAGGCCCTGGAACAGAAGAATGGTCTGGCGTTGCATTACCACTTGTTCGTAGAATATTTGGTGAAGTTGCAGCAAAAGAATTCGTTTCAGTTCAACCAATGAACTTGCCTTCAGGTCTTGTATTCTTCTTGGATTTCCAATATGGATCAGGTACACAACCTGGGTTCAAATGGGAAGGTTCTGTTTATGGTGGTGAAACTGGTTCTAATGGAAGTGCTGGTTTATTTGGAAGAACAAGTACAGCTGCTGATGGTCTTTATGGCCCAGGCAAGTTTGGATATTCAATCAATGACGTCGTTTCAGGAACATTAGTTGCAACAGCAACAACTGCTTCTTGGGCAGATGTTGATTATGTTGATGGACACGTTTCTGCTTCTGCAGCAAGCGCATTAAGATTGACAAAATTAACTGTAACCCTTGGCCCAGATATAGATGCACAAGGCGTAAGAGCATTCAAAATCTATTCAGCATCTAACGGTGATGTTGTTTACTATCCTGAATATACATCAGTTGCTACAAGTGGTGCAAACTACTTAGTATCATTCATAGTATCATCATCAGGTGGTGTTTATCGTGGTGCTACAGGAACTGGTTCATTGAACGTATTTTATCAAAAACAACCTGTTGCTTCTGAAAGAGGCGATTTTGAAGATCAATCATTCTCAGGTTCATTTGCAAGTCTTGATATTCCAGAACTTGATTTGATTCTAAAGAGCGAACCAATCGTTGCTAAGACACGTAAGTTGAAAGCAGTTTGGACTCCTGAATTGACTCAAGATTTGAATGCATACCATTCAGTAGACGCTGAAGCTGAATTAACTTCTATGTTGTCTGAATATGTAGCTATGGAAATTGACCTTGAAATTCTTGATATGTTGATTCAAAATGCTGATACAACAGAATACTGGTCAGCAAAAATTGGTTGGGAATTTGATACAGTAACTTCAACCTTTGTAAATTCAGCTGTTAATAACCAAGCATATGTAAAACCTACATGGTATCAAACCCTTGGTGTTAAGATTCAAAAAGTAAGTAACAAGATTCACCAAAAGACACTACGTGGTGGTGCAAACTTCATGGTAGTTTCTCCGGATGTTGCTACAATTCTTGAATCTATCCCAGGATATATGGTTGACACCGATGGTGACAAATTACAATTTGCTATGGGTGTTACAAAAGCTGGATCTTTTGCAAACAGATTTACTGTTTACAAGAACCCTTATATGCTAAGTAATGCAATATTGCTTGGATTTAAGGGAGGTTCATTCTTGGAATCTGGAGCTGTTTACAGCCCATACGTTCCATTGATTATGACACCGGTAATCTATGACTATATCAATTTTACCCCCCGCAAGGCCGTCATGACAAGGTACGCGAAAAAAATGATCAGACCGGAATTTTACGGAAGAGTATTGATAGCTCACATGGACTCAGTATAATTTATAACTGAAAGATAAGATAAATTAAGCCGATAGAAATATCGGCTTTTTTTTTGTTTTAAATTTAAACTATCTTAATTTTCACTATATTTATATATAGCTATGAAGATATTAAGTAAATTCTATGGAATGTAATATTTGCAAAAAAGAAATACAAAATAATAAAGGAATGTCATATCATTTCAAAACTATTCATAAATTAGATTTTATTGAATATTTAGTTGATAATAAATTAATTGAAATTCCTAAGTGTTTACATTGTCATATTGATATTGATATTTTATCAGGAAGGGGAAGAAAAAAAATATTAAATCATCCCGAAGATTTGATTTATTGTTCTAATAAATGTAAACATTTAGATGAAAATTATAAGAAAAAAATGTCTATAAATGGAGTTAAAGGAGGGCATGCTACAAAAGATAAAAAAAGAACTATTAAGTTTAAGAAAAAAAGAAAACAATTGATGATTGAAAAATGGAAAGATAAAAAATATGCTAAAATGATGTCTGAATCAAATAAAGGAAAATTAAAATCAGATGAACATAGAAAACATATTTCTGAAAGTAGAAAAGGAATAAAATTTACTAAAGAACATAAAAATAAAATTTCTAAAGCTATTTCACAAAAGTATATCGATGGTAATTTTCTATCTCACAAAGCTGAAGTAGAAGGAATTAAGTTTATGAGTTCTTATGAAATAAATTTTGCTTCTTTTTTAAATTCAAATAAAGAAGTAATTGATTGGAAATATCAACCTTTTGTTTTATTTGACAAAAAACAACAAAAAAGATATATTCCAGATTTTTTAGTTGAATTTAAAAGTGGAGAAAAATGGTTAGTAGAAATTGATAGATATAAAGGATTCAAAAAACAATATGGATATGGTTGGAAAATAGAATTGGGAAAAAAGTATTGTTTAGAAAATAATATAACTTATCAGTATTTAGATGGAACTGATATTGAAAAATTTAATAATTTAAAACAGGAGAATAAAATGGAAAATAATACATTTTTAGAGTGGCAAAAATATCTGAAAGAAAACTACAAATTGTCATTATATTATAACCCACCGATTTCTTTTTATGATATTCATGAAAAAAAATATTCAGCACAAGAAATAAAAGATAAATTTTCAATACCCACAACAGGTATTGGTAATGAAATAAATATGAAAAATTTCATAAAATTTATGAAAGATTTTAGATTAAAATTATCTGATACTGATAAAGATTTATTGCCAGCAAATTTAATTGCAGAGATTATTTTCAAAAATTAACACTATATTTATTATAGTCTAATAAGAGGAGAAACAAAACTCAACATTTAGTTAAAATATGTAAATGTGAATTGTAGTACTGGTCTACCTTGTTAGATATTTTATCACAAATCATTTTGAAAACGCCCCATAGATTAAATTTTATGGGGTTTTTTCTTATAATATGGAAAACAATGGCTATATATTAATAATATGTCTAATGTGTTTCTAATAGGCAAAAAACCTTATTCTAGAACAAATTTTTAATATTTGGGGTTATAGTAGAAAATCTTTACAAAATTGATAGGTTTTTATCATTATAATAGAAAATTTTTACAATCTCAAATTGAGACATATAAAAAAATATTTTTCTCGCCTATTTACTTTTACATCTATTTTTCGTAGATTTACCTTGTAACATTAATTAAATTCACAAACAAAAAAGGTTATAACATGCCAAAAGGAAATAAAACAATCTCTGCTGAAGCTCTTCTTGGAAAAATTGCAAAAACAACAAAAGAATCAAAATCAAAAGTTCCACTATTGTCTGAAGACAGTATTAAGGATGCAGTTGATAATTTTATTGAAAAGACTCGCCAGTATAAAGATATGAAAGCTGAGTTGGAACTTTTGGAACAGGAAATTTCAGTTAAAAGTAATGAATGGTATGCAAATCAAAAAGGTGAAGCAAACTCTGTAAAATATGCTGGTGGAAATGGTGGTGCAGTTCTTGTTACTTATAAAGATGCTTTTTCAAAAATTTCTAAAGAAGTTTCTGACGAAATTGAAAAGAAAATGAAAGACAAATTTGATAATTTCTTTAAGGAAAAAAGAACAATTCAACTTAAAGAAACTGCTACTGACAATGACACAATTGATTTCTTGCTTCAGACTCTTGGTGAAACAAAATTTGTTGAAATATTTGATGTTGAAGTTGCAACTGTTCCGGTTGATGGTATGGATAAAAAACAATTTGAACTTCCTGCTGAAGTAAGAGGCTTAATAAAACAGTTCAAACCTGCTTTCAGAGTATCTTAAATTAAATTGATTTTGAGGGCTCCACTAAGGAGCCTTTTTATTAAAGTTTCAAGGAAAATAAAATGCCAAATTTTGATGTTTTTATAAAAGATGAAGGTTATCAAGATGTTCGTTTTGTTTCCAAAAAAGCAAAACAATGGGCGCATAAAAATAAAATTCCAATGATTGGGAGGGAATTTCTAAAGATTGTTTTGATGCAAAAACTAAGAAAATGGGATTGTATGCACGGTCTGTTAGACTTTCCAATAAAGGGATTCATGAATTTATCTCCATTATGGAGAATGACGGATTAAAAGTAGCTTCGGAGTTCGGTCAAATTGATTACGAAGTTATTTGAGACTTTGGCGAAAGGTTACTATGGGCTTTAATTACTTGCAGACTGATGATAGGGATGATTATTTTGCCCAATTTGGGAGTAAGAAGGAAAAGACAAAAGTATTATTGGGCATAGATTTAATTAACCCTAATGGTGAAACAATACTAACGTGCGCCCCGATGTGGAAAGTGAGAAGTTATGCCAAAAAGAATTACATAAAAAGAGGACAAGGTGCTAAATATATTTGGAGAAAAATATTAACAGATAATGGCTATACGGTTAAAAATATTTTTGCAGATAATAGCCAAAGTTCCAAATAACGAATTGGCGGTTTAGCCGCTGAGAAAATTTTAATATAGGAATATTTTTATGAATACAAATTATATGCAAGTAGTTGAAATGACAGATGAAGAAAAACTTAAAATGTATCTTAAAGAGCCAAACAGATATATGTTCAATGAAAAATTTATTCTTGATTTACATACTTCATTTTGGAAACGATTATTTGTTAAACATTATACACGAAAACACTTAAAAGAAATCCTTAGCAGTTTTTCGCTATAACGATGTGGCTTTTAAGCTGCTTACGTAAATAATTTAAGGAATATTTTATAAAGAAGAGACAAATGGCAGACCTTACCGCATTAAACAAAATCGCTTTTCTGAAAAGAGAATTTATGCAATTAAATATGTTAAATGGTTGGAAGAAAAAGTAAGTCAGCTTGAAAAGCAAGTTATTTTGCGAGGTGCGGAAAACAATATGAACGAATTAGAATTTAAGACCGCCTATAAAGAATCTGAACTTGGAATGATTAAAGGATGGGAACATATTATTGCTATTTGTAATGCTTGTATTAAATCACATAAAGAAGACCTTACTGACGAACATATAAACCAAGTGTGGAATTTTAATAAACATAAGTATGAAAGCACCGAGTCAAAATAACATATTTGCAACTTACCGGATTACGGGAGTTGTGTTTTAACTAAAAGAAAAGAAATATAATGTTTAAGAGCAAAGCAAAAAGAATAACCAAAGAAAATAGTAATTCCGGTAGAGTTGCCAGTTATTTGGCAAAACGCCGGAAGCGGAATTTACCAGAAATTGATTTGGGACAACTGATAAACAACCTATTTGATGCGGGTTTAATATTTGCAGACGATACTACCTTAATTTTAATGATAAAATATTTGGATAGTGAGAAAATTGATACTGAATATCTACAAGAAATTATTGGAGAAGATGCCTTCGCTATATTAGAAAAAGAAAAAGGCGTTTTGTCCAAATAACATATTTGCAACTAACGGGATTGCGTAATGAAAAAGAAAATAATTAAAAAGAAGAAAATTAAAAAAGAGAAATGCCCCTACGATGATTGGGCTTGCAGAGTATATGGTTTTTGTGGGACTAAATATTGTGATAAAAGAAGGGAGAAACTTAAAAATGAATAAAGCAATTCCCGTTGAGTTGCCAGTTATACGGCAAGGTGGATACAGAACCATTTTAATTGATCCGCCGTGGGATATTAAGTTTATAGAAAGAAAAGTAAGACCAAACCAAAAACTAAGTTATGATGGGACAATGAGTGTTGAAGAAATAACCAAACTGCCCGTGAGTGAGCTTGCTGCGGACGAATGTGATTTGTTTTTGTGGACTACGCAAACTTATTTACCATATAGCTTTGATATTCTCAAGGCGTGGGGATTCAAATATCATATTACAATTACTTGGATTAAGAAAAGTAGTTTTGTTTGATGAAGAAGATAAGTTAGAGACAGAACTTATTGAAAATATTAAAGAGTTATTTAACCAGGAGTTCTAATGATTTTTCTATTTCCACAAAAACCTAAACACATATTTGATGTCAATATAGTTCCAAAAAACTATTTGATGCAAATAAAAAAGAATGGCTGGAGAGCTGAAATAATTTCAGATAAGGATTTTGTTATCAAAAGCCGTGAAGGCAAGAAGTTATCTAGATGCACACAAGATGATTGGAAATTTTTAGAACATATATTTCCTAAACCATTCTATCTTGACGGTGAACTGGTAGGCACGAGACAGGCTGGACGGAAACTAAATCATATAGTTATTTGGGATGCTCCTATTTTAGGGGGAAAAAATTTAACAAATTTGAATTACTGGACAAGGTATCAAATGTTGTTGAAATATACACAAAATCAACCTGCATTTACTGACAATGCTGATCATGAGAAATTTGGAACTAAACTAATTAACTTAAAAAATGATTATGGTGCTTATTTGTCTTTGAATCTTGATTCTAAAATTTTCAAAGACATTTGGGCCGACTTGCTGATTGAAAAGAAAGAAGCACAAAATCTTCCAGTTAATGAAGGTGTTGTTTTCAAAAATCCAAATGCAAGAAATTTATGGGATTTATATAAAACAAAAGAAAACATTGATCAATTAAAAATGAGAACTGAAGATGTCAATTGAAAAATGGGCTAGAATCCGAAGAACAGACAATCAACCAGCTAAAATTTTGAAAATTTTTCATATTGCTAATGAAATGAGAAGAAATAATATGAAAATAAAAGCAATTCAATGGTTGTTTAAGGAAATAAATAAGATTTTATTGAAAGTAGATGGTAAGCAAGTTAATGAACCATTTGATAAAATTGTTGAAATGTGCGAAACAACTTTGAAAGGTAACCAAAATGAAAATAATAAGAACTGAACACAAAATTTCTTACAAAAACAAAAGTTATAAAAGAACATTGATCAAAAATGGGGGAAGACCTGCTTGGAAAGTTTATGATCCCCTTTGGGGTAAATGGATAGCAGTTAAGAAGTTTCCAGATCATAAAACTTTATATGATGAATTGGAGTTCAATTTCCAAAACACATAAATGTAATTAAAATATTCATTTTTTAAGGGCTCTCGAACACACGAGAGCCATTTTTGTTTTAAATCGAATATTTATATATATGATGAAAATGACTGAACTTATACAAAAACGTTATATTCTATATGTTGATATGGATGGTGTGCTGGTTGATTTTGTTAAATCTTTTGCTCGAATATCAGATGACAATTCATTAAAGCACCCTCACGACTATCATAACAAATATGGTGAAGCTTTTTGGGATTTGTTAAAAGAGCAAGATATAGATTTTTGGAAAACAATGGATTGGATGTCTGATGGCAAACATCTATGGTCATTTGTCAAATATAAAAGTCCAATTATTTTAAGCACACCAGTTACAGGACACAAACCGAGTTATGATGGTAAAAAATTTTGGGTCAAACAACATCTGGGAAATATTGAAACAATATTGTCTGATAGAAAAGAACAATATGCAACTCCGAATTCAATCTTGATTGATGATATGGAGAGAAATATTTCAAGATGGAATGCTGCTGGTGGCATTGGTATATTACATAAATCTGCAAGTGAAACAATAGATAAATTAAAAGAGTTGGGAATATGAATTGGGATGTAGTTTGGGATCAAGAACCCCCATTGAGCGCTGATGGTAGTGGAACTTGGGAAACAAATAGGTCAAGTGCAACAAATACTATTGACATTGACGCAATGCAATTTTTAGTAAGAGAATAAAAATGTCATTCATATTAAATCCATTTATATTTGAACAGTTAGAAGATTTTTATGAGAGAATAATTACTCAACCTTATACATTTGACTTTGATGTGTCACCTGCTAACAATGAGTCATTTTTTATTCGTCAACCATATAATATTAGGGCGTCAGTTTATATCAATAATGAGACATATAAAATTGTAAGACAGCCATACACAACATATTTTAGTGTGACAGCTAAAAATGAGAGCAATTTTATACGACAACCATATACTTTTGATTCTAACGTTGAACCTACATCTTCTGGTTTAGGAACATTAGAAAGTCCATATTTTATTTATACTGCTTATGATTTAGATAATGTTAGAACAAAAGATAGCAGGTCATATTTCAGAGTTATGAATAATATAGATATGAGTGGATATGATTTTAGGCCGCTGCCTAGATTTTATGGTGATTTTGATGGTAATGGAAAGACAATTTCTAATATAAGAATTACAGCAGTTTCAAGTTCAGTTGGAATGTTTACATCATACTATCCATTGACGGGTAGAACAATTAGAGATTTAACATTAGATAGTTGTTCAATTGAAAATACGTCATCGCTGTTTCCTAATTTACAAAATTATTATGGAATATTAGTAGGATTTTATACAGGGCAAATTAATACGTTTCACATAACGAATTGTCACGCTATCAATTCAACAATAAATGTGTCAGGTTCAAATTCTAATAATAGTTTTGATGCGGGTGGTTTGATTGGTAGAATTGGTACTGCTGGAGGATTGATGAGTTGCTCTGTTCAAAATAGTTATGTTTATGTTTTTCCAACTTCTTTATTATCAAATGCAGGGTATGCTGGTGGATTAGTTGGTCAGATAGATTCTATATATCAACCTATTAGTTGCTCATTTGTATCAAAAACTATAGTTTATTCTAGTCGTAATGTTGATGGCAATACGGTCATAGGCGGTATAACAGGACGAACAAATTCATCATTACGAGATTGTTATGTATTTAGTTGTTCAGTTGCAACAACTGGCAGCAATGACATTGATGGTATAACTGGATTTCATACTGCGCTTGTAAATTGTTATTCTCACGTTAATTCTGGATCATTTGTAATACCTACGGCATCTGATTTTTATCCATTATCAAGTGATTTAACAACAACAGAATCTTGTTATTATGATTATGAATATGGAAATGAAATTGTGGCCGGAGCAGGAGTTCCATTATCATCAAGTCAAATGATATTTAGTGAAAGCTTTGACGGATTTGATTTTGTAAATACGTGGGCAACAAGTTCATTAATTCAAAACGGTTACCCATATTTAAAAGCATTAGAAAATTATATAATTTAAGGAAAAAAATAAAATGAATAAATTAAAATCACACAACATAAAACTTGGTGTTAGTGCAAAAATATTTGATAAAAATGGAAAACTAAAAGAAGAAAGATTTTATCCTTCACCAAATTCTGCATTAGATTATTGTAATGCATTTGAAAACAAAATTAATATAGAAGTTAAAGATGCAGAAAATAATATAATACAGACTCAAGACATACCATTCAGATCATATAATTACAATTATGCAGCTCACTGGACTGCAGCTGGTTTGTTTCAAACATCTCTACCCGACTCAGTGACAGGATTAACAGGTGGCGTGGGCAGTCCTACAAATGGTCGTTATCAATATGATTTGGTAGCAACAGCAGGCACTACAGATAAAGGAATAATAATTGGAACGGGTTCTATTTCAGCAAGTTGTCAAGATGTTAAATTGGGAGGATTGATAATTCACGGAACTGGAAGCAATCAATTATATTATAATATAGCAACATTTGCTGGAACAGTTGATGTTAGTGGGTCGGGCTATAAAACACGTGCAACAAGAACATTTTCAAATTATGGAAGTCAATCTGTGTTTGTAAAAGAATTTGGATTGGTAACAGAATTGAATTACTTTAGTGCAGGATTTAATTATAGTGTTAACGCATTGATAGCACGTGACACGGCTGACATTACAGGTAGTGCATTAAACATTGAAGTTCCTTCTTCAGGAACATTGACTATCAACTATGATTTTGAAGTTAATCCTGAAAGCGGTTTTAATAAAAATTGGATAACAAGTGTCAGATATGAATTGGTAGATAATACAGTTACGACAAATATAATAAACATTGTTAGTTCTTCAGGTGCAATTTCATATAGCACAACACAATTTCAATTTGACACAAGCACGACCGGCAGTATTAAGGGTATAGTATGTGGTTCTGGTTCGACTGCAGTAACATTAGAAGATTTTAGAATTGGATTAATTCAAAACGGAACAGGGGCAGGTCAACTGGTATATGGTCAGCACGCGTATACTCAGATTGCAGTTCGCTCATTGACTACTGGATCATCTGAAGCAAACGTAAGAAGAAACTTTACGAATAACAGTGGTGGTTCTGTTGACATAAATGAAGTTGCAATTTATGCATCTGATGATTCTACATATCCAATAACGACAACAGACTGTTGGATGCCAACACGTTTTCTAACAGCAGGAATAACATTAGAAGATAGTGAAACTGTTGAGTTTAGGTTTGTATTTTTATTTGAATATGATTATTAAGAATGAGTTTCAATAAAATCATATATTTATAACATATAGCTTAGCAATGGAGAATAAAAATGTTAAAATTTTATAAAAATAAACCACAAATTTTCAAATGTAGGGTTGAAATTCAAGGTGCAGACAGCCCAAAAGTAATACCAAGACTTATATTTTCACCCAAAAATGGTGCTAAATTATTTTTTGAAGGCAAATATAATGATAAGCATTGTGAAATTGATATTGCGCACAATTTAGATATTGCAAATAAAGGTGATGTGGTTTTAGAAATTATTGCTAATGACACAATTTTTACTCCATGGAAATCAACATATGAAATTGTTTCAAACAAAGCTGTTGTTGAAAATATTGAGCTTATTGACAAGAAAAATAATATTTCTGTAAAATTGATTGATAGTATTAAAGAAGAAAAAGAAGAAATTGACAACAAATATACAGATTATATTAAAAAAATTCCTTCTGATAAAAGAAAGAAAGTATTAGAACACATACTACATTCATTCAAACCAAAAAAACAAATTTTAGAATGGAGTCAAAAACAATTTAATGATACAAATAGTTTAAAAGCTAAAATGGCAATGTTTTATAAGCAAAACAAACACATTTTGATTAAAGAAGACATTAAAACAAAATTTCCAGAAGTTGAAGAATGGGATAGAAAAAAGCAGGGCAGTATGTTGAATTGGGAAGTTGTTTCTAAAAAAGACTGGAAAATGGACAAGGCTGAAGATTTTCAAGAACAAGCAGGATATTCTCCATTGGGTTATGGTGGCCCATATAATTTCAAATCAAAGAAAAATATTGATGGAACTTATACAATTACTTGGCAAAGTGGAGCAACATCTTGAAACTAAAAGATTTAATAAAAGAAATTAAAATGAAATCATTCTATAGTTGGGGTGATAAACAAAATTTTTTCTTTTTTTGGAAAATGTCAAATAGTGACGGGAGATTCAAATCAGATAAACAAGCAAATTATTTCTACAACTTATATAAAAGAAGTGGAGAAGATATGCTTGATCAATATAGTTCTAAAATAAATCCCCCAGAAGGCACTGAAATGATTTTCTATGTTGAAATGGAAATCAATCCACAAGGTCAATGGAGAGGCAAAGCAAGAAGAAAAGCAAGAATTTTATATATGAACAGAAATGGTATTCTTAGATATGATGAAGTTAAATTTGAATATCATTATGAAAAAGGTGGGGGCTCAGGTTCTGGTGTCAAGGATATAATTAAGGGAAAAACATTCAGCACACCATCAAAATATGAGGAGCAACCAAAACAAC